AAAATGGAGAAGTCAGCTCTCAGGATTTATCTGAGCAGCCTGAAGGGGTCCAGCACGCCTGGTACCGCATGTTAGAAGAAGATTTACCAGATGAGATAGCAGATGGTGAGTTAGAAGAAGTAGAAGCGACACGGAATCGTGAGCTTCTTCGCAAAGAAAGTCAACAAATTGGAAATAAAGTGAAGGAAGCTTCCTCAATAGGGGATGCGGAAAAAGCTTTATTGGAACTCGAGCGTTTAATCGCTCAAAAAAGAAGAATGGAGTAAGAATGGCTAAAGAACAAAAAGATATTACAACATTGGACGTTCAAATTGCAGAATTTATTCGCAGCCACAAGAAAAGCGGAACTGCAACAGACGATGAAATTAATGACCAATTGGTTATTCCATTCACACTCGATGCAGATGGGATTGAAGATCTTTTGCAACGTATTCAAGATGCAGGGATTTCGATCACTGATAAAGACGGCAACCCAAGTGCGCGTGTGTTGAACAATGAAGAAGAGCCAGAATTGTCAGATGAGGAATTGCTTGGAAGCAATTCTGCCAAGGTCAACGACCCAGTACGGATGTACTTGAAAGAAATTGGGGTTGTTCCTCTTTTGACCAATGAAGAAGAACAAGAATTGGCTATACTAGTGGAACAAGGTGATTTGGAAGCTAAGCAACGTCTTGCAGAAGCCAACCTTCGTTTGGTTGTATCCATTGCGAAACGTTACGTTGGTCGTGGAATGCAATTTTTGGATTTGATCCAAGAAGGAAATATGGGCTTGATGAAGGCCGTTGATAAGTTTGACTATACCAAAGGGTTCAAGTTCTCTACCTATGCTACTTGGTGGATTCGTCAGGCTATCACTCGTGCCATTGCAGACCAAGCACGGACCATTCGGATCCCTGTTCACATGGTGGAAACCATTAACAAGTTGGTTCGTGAACAACGCAATCTCTTGCAAGAATTGGGACAAGACCCAACCCCTGAACAAATCGCTGAACGCATGGATATGACGCCTGATAAGGTGCGTGAAATCTTGAAGATTGCCCAAGAGCCTGTTTCTTTGGAAACGCCAATCGGGGAAGAAGACGATAGCCATTTGGGAGATTTCATCGAAGATGAAGTGATTGAAAATCCAGTAGACTACACCACTCGTGTTGTTCTACGTGAACAATTAGATGAAGTCCTCGATACCCTGACAGACCGTGAAGAAAACGTCCTTCGTTTACGTTTCGGTTTGGATGATGGAAAAATGCGGACCTTGGAAGATGTGGGTAAAGTCTTCAACGTGACCCGTGAACGGATCCGTCAGATCGAAGCCAAAGCCCTCCGCAAACTCCGCCACCCAAGCAGAAGCAAACCATTGCGTGATTTTATTGAGGATTAAAAAGATCCTGTGGATCTTTTTAACCCGAGCTGAGAAATTCGGAAGCGAGGAAGGTCTGGGGGACATTTTTAACGGCCACCCAAAAATAAGAGAGTGGCCCAAGTCCTGCGGACCTTTTTAATCCGAGCTAAGCAATTCTATCGAGAGTAACATAACAAAAAAAGGAAGTGTCATATGGCATATACAACTGAGCAAATTGAAGAAATTAAAAATAAAATCTTAAATGCTTTGGAAGAGGTAATCGATCCTGAGCTTGGGATTGACATTGTTAATTTAGGTCTTGTTTACGAGATCCATTTTGATGGTGAAACTGGAGCGACCATTATTGATATGACGCTAACGACCATGGGATGTCCATTAGCGGATCTTCTGACAGATCAGATTCATGATGTTTTAGCAGAAGTAGAAGAAGTGACATCTGTGGATGTGAAGTTGGTCTGGTATCCTGCTTGGACGGTAGAAAAAATGAGCCGCTATGCACGGATTGCACTTGGAATTAGTTAAAAATTCTATTCATCAAAACAAATCAGAGGTTGGGGCTTCCCTAACCTCTGATTTGTTTACACCTGTATTTTTGAACAACCATTTTCAAATTCTTAGCAAATTTTCAGATAAAGTTGCAATCATCAAGAGGACAAGGTATAATAGCATAAATAGAAAATAAAGGAGATTTACATGAATCAGTATCCTTTGGTCTACTTGGACCATGTGACAAAGAATTATGGGCATGAAGTTGCTCTCATGGATGTTAGTTTGAACATCCAACCTGGCCGTATTATTGGCCTTTTGGGGCCTAATGGTAGCGGGAAAACAACCATCATTAAATTGATTAATGGTTTGTTGCAACCAAGCCTTGGAAATATCTATATTCATGGTCAATTACCATCCCCAGCTTCTAAAAAAGTTGTTTCCTATTTGCCGGATACGACTTATCTGAGTGAAAATATAAAAATTAGTGATGCTATTAGCTATTTCCAAGATTTTTATTCAGATTTTAATGTCCAACGAGCTTACCAATTGCTCAACGATTTGCATTTGCATCCAAATCAAAAATTGAACAGCCTTTCAAAAGGGAACAAGGAAAAAGTACAATTGATTTTGGTGATGAGTCGTGAAGCTGACTTGTATGTCCTTGATGAACCAATCGGTGGGGTCGACCCAGCAGCGCGTGATTATATTTTGCGGACCATTATTCAAAACCGACGTCCAAACTCTTCTGTCTTGATTTCTACTCACTTGATTGCGGATATTGAGCAAGTTTTGGATGAAGCGATTTTCATCAACCAAGGAAGAATCCTCTTGCATGAAAATACGACTGTTTTGCGCAATCAACACGGAAAATCAATCGATGAGATCTTCCGTGATCAATTCCGTGTTTATTAGGAGGAACCCATGTTTGGTAAATTATTAAAATATGAATTTAAATCGACAGCTAAGTGGTATTTATTGATCACCCTGATTGCACTAGGTTTGTCAGTGATTACAGGTGTTATTGGTGGAAGTGCTACAAACGGTTTTGTGGATATGGAAACCAATAGTATGCAAATCATAACAGGGACTCTTGGGATTCTCATTTTTGGAGGAGTCATTGGTCTTTATCTTAGCAACTACTATATTATTATCCGTCGTTTCTATTCCAACTTATACGGACGTGAAGGTTACTTGACCTGGACTCTTCCAGCTAGCCCCCATGCGATCATTTTGTCAAAATTTGTGGGAGCTTTAGTAGCGAGTCTTTACTGCCTATTCCTTCTATTTTTTAGTGGTTTTATCACAATACTTGTGATGGGTGCTGTCATTGGACAAGACCTCTCTCCTGTATTTAGTATTATCGCTGAGGCTTTTAGTCATTCTATTGCTTATTGGATTATCGTTTGGTGGATTTTTACCACAGCTTCAGGAATCTTACTATTTTATGTATCGATCGCACTTGGCCAACTCTTCCAAAATCGTCGTGGATTTAAGGCTATTCTGTTTTTCTTTCTCTTGTGCATTGTTTTAAGTATCATTGGTACAGCATTTAATCCATTAAAAGATTCATATGCTGTCGGGTCTGCATTGGTTTATGGAAATATTGATGATTTTGGACCTAACTTTATCCCAGGTCTTATCTATGAAGTCATCAAGATTGTTTCTATGTACTTCACGATTCACTATATCAGCAAATATAAGTTGAATCTTCAATAATAACAGTAAATTGAGCAAGGAGCTTCCCGGTGGAAGCCTTCTTGTTCAATTTTTTTCTTTTGCATTTTTAGCTAGATTTTGATATACTAAATGTATTCGTTTTGGGGTCGTTACGGATTCGACAGGCATTATGAGGCATATTTTGCAACTCATCTAGCGGATGTAAAACGCCAGTTAAATATAACTGCAAAAAATAATAATTCTTACGCTTTAGCTGCCTAAACACCAGCAGGCGTGACCCGATTCGAATCGCTCGTGTTTGATGACAGGTCTTAATTTCAGCGAGATACGATCTAGCTTTGTCTAGGAGTTAGATAAGAGATTGATAGACTCGCAACTACAGGGCTTGAGTTATGTGTCATGTAGCTGTTAAACTAAGACATAACCTATGGTTGTAGACAAATATGCTGGCAGGTGTTTGGACGTGGGTTCGACTCCCACCGGCTCCATATATACTTTCTAAAGTTTTCTAAAAGTTTCTAAAACGTTGTAAAAACAACGTTTTTTGTTTTATACTTTCTATTCCTTTTTGAACCTTTTTGAAACTGGCAGACCCAAAAACAGACCCTTTTTTATCCAAAGGGTCTGTTTTTTTGTTATTTGTTTAAAAATCAATATAGTTTGCAAATTTCTCACCAATGTCATCCTTAGCCTCTCTGGTGATGTGCGTATAGATGTTCATGGTTGTTTTTAAATCTGAGTGTCCAAGTCTATATTGGACCTGTTTGAGTGTCATTCCAGCTTCGAAGCATAGACTGGCATGTGTATGTCGGAAGCCGTGGATCCTAATAGGACGTACATCCGAATCTTTGACAATTTGTTGTAGCCATTTCCGTGGTAGTGTTCCTGGTATTGGTTTTCCAAATTCATTCTCAAAGATAAAAGTAGTAGTAGGATTCATTTCTCTCCACTCTGTGAGTAGTTCACTTGTCTTTTCGTCCAAGCTGATCAATCGGTTGCTGCTTTTGTTTTTGGTAGGACCAACAGATTCCCCGTCAAATCCTCTCGTAATGGCTTTGTTTATGCTCAGAGTGTTATTGGTCCAATCTTCCCATTTAAGGGCTAAAACCTCCCCTTTTCGAGCCCCTGTAAAGGCTAGAAGACGAAAGAGGACTTTCTTTCTCAGTTCATCTGTTTGGTCTACTAATTCAAGGAAAGATTTCAGTTCCTCCTTATCGTAAAAATCGCTATCTGTATCTACTTGCTTTCTGACAAGAGTTGTTACACTCTCAACCGGATTGGTTGAGATGTAGCCATGTCTGATAGCGTACTTACATATGTTATTCATCAAGCCTTTCATTTTACGTCCATAGACCAACTTCTTGGACCAGTCATTGACTTGTTCCTGAAGCTGAAGAGGAGTGAGAGAAGAGATTTTTTTATCTCCCAAAGTCGGATAAATATGATTTTTTATATTCCGTTCGGTCTTGATGTAGGTGCTATCCTGTACTGTGTCAGCATATTCCTTGAGCCATTTTTCAGCGACTTCCTCGACAGTGATTTCCTTGACAGTGATTTCTTCGCTATTTTCAAGGTCAGTTTGAAGTTGGAGAAGTGCTGCTCTTGCCTTGGCTTTTGTCTGGAAGCCCTGACGCTTTACATACTTGTCCTTTCCATTTTCTTTACCGATATAGATCCTAAACTTATAGGCCGTATCACCATTCTTCTTTTTATAAGATTTTATTTCCATTGCGTTTTACCTCATTTCTTGATAAAATGGGCATAAGAAAAAGACCTTTTGAATGGCTTTTCTTACACTGTAATCCTCACACTCAATTTTTGGCGAAGGAGAGTGTGGGGATTTTTATTCAAATTTTATTTTATATATTTCAGCTATCCGTTTTAAAAAGTCTTCTGGTATATTTAGCGTTGCATATATATCTCCCCTTGGAGAATAGTTGATTTTAGGATTGAATTCATCATTTGTAAATAAAGCACCAAAATCATATAAATACTGTCTGAATACAATAGGGTCATTAATTAACACAGCAATAGATAGCATTACAGCAAACAAATCTTTTTTCCCGATTCCACTAAGATATTCTTTTTCAGTTAGAACTTCTTTTGAAAGCACCGAAAGAAGAAGGACTTTGGTTAATTCATTTGTCACATTCGATAAAAAAGTTCTATTACCGTGTGCTATATTATTTCTATATTCTTGTAATAAAGATAGCATAGAAAGAAGTAGCTCCTTGGCACTTTCTCCATCTAGTTCGAAATATTCGAAGAATTGTTTTGCTATATCAATTTTTATATCTTCTCTACAAATTTTGTACCAATTAATTGTAGTCCCAAAATAAATACCACCAGTGGCGACCCAAGGCGGAATATCGCCATGTTTTATCCTGTAATGCTGAATCGAAGCACTGTTCTTATTGTTATCAATTTGATTTTTTATATTACTAATTTCTGCTTTTCGATCAAGCTCGCCATTAGATTTGTACTTTTCAAAATCCAAATATTCCAACATAGAAACTCCAATTTTTTGAGCAATTTTGTAGGATAGTTTAGTTTTTAAGGATTTTTCAATATAGATTATATATTTGAACAATAAATTGTTAAGCGCTTGGTCTATCAGAAAAATTCGATGTAATGAAGTAAACGAAACAGGCTCATTAAATTGTTCGATGTTTAATTCATTATTAAAAAAAGTCCCGAATATATCTTTATAGCCATTCACAATTCCATAATAAGAAATACTTTGAAGGACTTCTTTTGTGAAAATCTCATTTTCAATAACGATTCTCTTGTTTCTCATTAATGCAATTTGTTGGTTGTATGTTAGAAAAGGTTTATTAGTAGACAAAAAAGAAAACCTCCTATCTGGGAGATAGAAGGTATTCCTAGCCACATCCGTAGCCATTTAATTCCCTTCTATCTTATCATTATTCTATGATCGCGTCAAGTCATTATAATTTCAATTTAACTAAATCACCAACTTGAATCTTAGGATTTTTTGCTTTTAGTGGATTAATGTCTTTTTCATTTACATCAAGAGCGCTCTTAACCATCTGTTTCCCACCATTCAAAAAACTAGATACAGAGAACGTAGTATTCTCCTTTAAACTTTGTGCAATTGAAAATTTAGGATAGACTTCAGTGATAATTAGATCTCCTTTTAAAAAATCATATCTGCCAAGAGAATTACCGTCTATATCTGTAATCTCAGGACCTGGTTCATAAATACTTATTTTTGTATCAACATGAATTGATTTAGAGTCATACCCTTTATCTATCATAACTGTATATTGATCCAGAATACGGATAACTTTTGCAATAGCCATTTTTTTCTCCTTATTTAACTAATTAGTGAATTATATTCGTCTTTGACCATTGTTTCATCAGCAATGGTCTTTAATTTGTACTTTTCCATAAATTTTATGTAATTGAAATCCCTGACATCTTCCATTAATTGTAACTCTTCTTCTAGCAAGTGATGAATCATGCTTCTATCCGCTTGCAGTTCGCACAACTCTCTATTTAACTCATATTGAGCAGGAGTATGCTCTTTGTGACCCAATTCGTGCAAAGCAACTTGCTTTTGATCTTCAACCGATAAATTAATATCTAACGCTAAAATGTTCAAAGTAGGATTAAAGAAACCAGGACTATGCCAATCACTTCCGTCAAAGTAGCATAGGTTTACACCCTCTTGGGCGCAAAGCTCTCTTACAGTCATAAGTGCACCTCTATTTATTTTTCAAATGTGCCTCCAAAACTGCTGTAATAAAATCAATATCCTCTTCACTAAGAGGTTTACCGTCAAATAGCATTGACTGAGCAGCAATGTCTCGGAGGTCTAATGGTGCAGAAGCATCACCATCTTTTGCGATATTTGGATTGTTTGTGCGTCCCAATAGGTAGTCGGTGGACACATTAAAATAGTCAGCAATTTCTTGCAATCTTTCAGCATTTGGTTTTTTATTTTTCATGCTATAGATTGTATTTCTACTATATCCAAGTGTTTCTTCGAGTGAATTAATAGAAATTCCACGCATTTGGCAAAGTTCTTTTATTTTTTCGAATAAAGAAAACATTGATTTATCAACCTTTCTAAGGCATGACAAAAAATATTTAAACTTTTGTTTGAAAAAGTGTTGACAAATAACAAACTATAGTTTAAAATATTATTCGTAAGCTAAGGAGTTAGCGAATAACACTACTAAAAAAAATAAAACCTTAAAAACTGATTGCCGTCCGTTTTGTCTAGGTAAAATTTACCTTTTTAGTAGGTCTTTTCTCTATGCCTAAATTCTAATCTATAGATTGTTTTTTGTCAAGGAATTAGCTAACTTTTTAAATAAATTTTTAAAAGGAGGACCAGAGATGAGTCAACAACATCAAAAATGGATTCAATTGGTAAAAGACAAATTGAGTTCAGAAGGAATGACACAAACGCATCTTGCTCGTGCTTGCGGAGTGAAGAAGCCTACTATTTCAGAATTGCTGAAATACGGTAAAGGAAGTGACAGACTTAAAAATCGAGTCTGCGATGTCTTAGGTATCGATGAGACTTGGGTTGATTTAGGAGAGTAGGAAGGACGAACAATATGACAGCATATGTTGGTAAAGATGGTAGAGATTCAGTAGCCCTCGATAGATTAGTTAAACTAACAATAAATCTATCAGATGGAAATCAGATACAAATCAGTAACCCTAAAGAACGAATAGATGAATTATTAAAATTCATCGAGAATCCTAAAAGTAGTTATTTGCATATAGGTATGGCAATGATCAATACTAACCAAATAGTATCTATGGAATGTTCTGACGGTTTTTATGCAATGAGAGGCAAGTTTAAATAATTGTTAGTTAACTCAAAGGAGAAATATGAACGAAATTACTTTATCAAGTAATCTATCTCAGATAGAACTGGAAATCAGCCATCACAAGCAAATAGCTGGTCAGTCGATTTGGGAAATCGGCAGACGATTGAATCACGTAAAAGAACACAATCTGGTACATGGTGAATTCATGGATTGGTATACTAACCTTGGAATTGACAAAGATTTTGCTAGTAAATCAATGAAGATAGCAAAAGAACTTCCAAATTTCGAAACGTTACGAAATTTAGGAACAACAGCACTTCATCTTATCGCAACACTTCCAGAGGAAGAGAAAGAGGAGCAGATCCAGCGTATCGAAGATGGTGACACCCCAACAGTACGAGAGTTGCAGGAAGTCAAGAAGAAACTCAACCTCAGCAAGCTTGCAAACAAGCGTCTACAGGCTGAAAACGAGAGAATCAAATCTTCCAAGGTAGAAATAAAGGAAACTATCAAGGAAGTCGTCCCAGATGATTACAAGGCCACACAGGATCTCAACAAGCAATTGTTAGAAAAGAATAAGGAACTTGCAAAAGCAATCAAAGATGCTGAAGAGCGATCTAATTTCATTGAAAAACAATTGAATGATACACTGGCACAGCGTGAAGAGGTCGATAAGAAATCTGCTCAGTATGATGAATTGACACGAGCAATTGAAGAATCGCAAGGGCAACTGAATAGCGTACAAAAGCAAATCTCAGCTTACAAGAATATCACAAGCCTTTTACAAAAGGGGAATGACTTCTTGGCAAGTATGGGCGGTCTAATCTATGCAGACGAGGAGAAAGTCCTCAAAGCAGACGGAATCATCCGAAATGAATTTGATAGTTTTATCAGTCGAGGACTTCGTTTCTTCAACGACCTGAACGATATCCGCAAAGAAAGCAACATTTTAGAAGGAGAATTTGAATAATGAATGAAATCGCTATGACACACACAGAATTAACAGTAGAAGATACAATGATTCACGCTTTGCAGGAATTGAAAAAACTGAAAGAAGGGCAATCGGTTCTATCTGCCGATGTTGATTATCTCAAGAATGAGCAACCAGTGAATCCATCCATTTGCTTGGCATTAGAAAAACTTCGTAAACAGAAAGTTGTATCACTACTTGGTGGAAAAGACAGTCAAGCCTATCGTGATCGGCATTTTGCCCAGTCTGTATTTTCTCAGGCCGCCAAAGATTTCAAAGATTATTTCCGTATTCCACGGTACGATCTATTGAAGCGTAAAGACGAAGAGAGTGCATTTGACTATTGGAATAGCTGGGAGCCATCAGCGAATACTAAACTTGAAATCAAAGCCCGCAACGGACAGATGAGTTTGGTTGGGTAAGGAGAAAATATGAAAATAAAATTTAAAAAAGAACTTGTTAAAAAACAAGTCCTTAGCTCAAAAGACGGGAAAACTTCTGTAAAACTTAGTGATTCGATTATTCACTTTCAAAAGTAATTACAAGTTTACCATCAACAGTATTGGAAATTGGTTTTCTATTAGACCAAACTTCATTGTCTTCACTTTTAACTAATAGAACTAAACCATTTTCATGTACTGACAAGAAATCAATAAATTTCTCGTTATCTACTGTTGTAGCAAATTTCAAAACAGGCTTAGATGATGGATCAACACTATCTACATCTGAAGTTGAAAAACGATATGACAAGAAACTTACTTCATTAGGCAACATTTCATTAATGTAATTCATAGATTCCCTCCTTTCGTATAAATTGACAGTCGATTTTCATAAGGAGTAAGAGGTCTTATTTAATCGTTTATGTCAATAGTAAGTTAACACAATAATATAGAAAGGTCATCGGTCTTGAGATGGATTTTGAAGATGAAATTATAAAAATATCTGACTGGTTAATTGAGCAATCAGAAACTTATAGTGATGCTTTAATTAAGTTGCAAAAACTCACAAAAAATATAGCTCATGAAATAATTTTAAGAGCTATAGAACAAAAGAGCAATAAAAAATAGAGAGGGTTTGAAATGGTCTTAGAACTGTTTGGTACAGATTTTAAAGATAAGTTATTCGAAGAACTTGTGACTCTCAACATCAAAGCTATGGAAGAGGCCCAAAGAAGAACTAGTAGGCAAACCACATGGGTACCTATTAAGGCACTACAAGAAGCTACTGGATGGGGCAGAACCAAGCTGGAAGAGTGGAGAGATCAAGGGA